AACAGAAAACTTATAAACTTCCAGACAATAACGTCTGCATATCCTTTAGTGGAGGCAGAACGAGTGCCTTTATGCTTCATCATATATTGGAAGCTAACAATGGATTACCTGATAATGCCTTGGTTTGCTTTCAAAACACTGGTCGTGAAATGCCACAGACATTAGACTTCGTAAATAATTGTTCGCAAAAATGGGATGTAAAAATTACCTGGTTAGAATATGATTTGAACGAAGAAAACAAACATGTATTTAAAATTGTTCGCTACGACAACGCAAGTCGTAAGGGTGAACCGTTTGATAAATTAATAAATAAGCACAACAGATTACCTAATCCTATGTCTAGGTTTTGTACGGGTAGCCTTAAAAGAGATACGACATCTAAGTATTTAAGAAGTCTTGGTTGGAAGAAGTGGCACAACGCTTTGGGTATAAGGTCAGATGAAAAGCATAGATGTAAACCTGGTTTTGCAAATGGCTTCTATCCTTTCTATCCTATATGTGAAGCTAACCATTCTATATTTGATGTTGATGGTTTTTGGCAAAAACAAGATTTTAAATTAGATTTGCCTGTTGTTAATGGCAAAACTATTAAAGGTAATTGTGATTTATGTTTCTTAAAGTCTGAATCACAACTTGCATCAATGGTAAGAGACCACCCTGAATTAGCAAAATGGTGGATTGATGCAGAAGAAAGAACTGGTAGACAGTTCGAGAGAGGAAGAAATTTAAAAAAATTCGCAGATTTAGTTGATAGACAACAAGATTGGATATTTAACGATGAAGCGTACTTATGCCAAGTTGATGGAGGAGATTGTACGGGATGAAAATAGTTGATTTATTTAGTGGGATCGGTGGCTTTAGTTACGCTGCTGAGAAATTAGTGGGTGGCTTTGAAACAGTTGCCTTTGTAGAGAGAGAACCTTATTGCCAAAAAGTCTTGCGAAAACATTGGCATAATGTTCCAATATTTAGTGATATAAGGAGTTTTGATGGAAAAGAATTTAGAGATGCAGACATCGTTGTTGGAGGATTCCCTTGCCAACCCTGGAGTGTCGCAGGAGAACAGCGAGGAGATACAGATGACCGTGATCTCTGGCACGAAATGGTTAGGGTTATTGAAGACATACGACCTCGATGGATCATTGGGGAAAATGTGCGAGGCTTTGTTAACATGCCAATGGGCCTCAAACGAAGTCTCTTTGACTTGGAGAGTATCGGATACAAAGCCGCACCATTTATTATTCCAGCTTGCGCCGCAGATGCCAAACACAGACGAGAACGATGTTGGATTGTGGGCCACACCGAACACGATGGATCATCTACCTCAAAGGTCAGAAGAAGCTACAATCCGAATGCAGAACGGACATCGGAAGGGTCGCAGCAAACCTTCCAATTTAAGGGAGCAAGTGGACGAGAACACGATGAAGATGTGGCCCACTCCGACAACGATGGACTCGAAAGAGGATTCTTTGAAACACGCAACGAAATTAATTCAGGGGAAAACACACAGAGCGAGTGGACAACCGATACAAAAGACGTTGAGCGACAAAGTGATGATGGAGGAAATAAAAGCCAATCCAAAACTAATGGAACAGTACAAGGACTACGAAATGGTAACGAGAAAGAACTTACCAAATCAACAAGAGTTCGTGGAATACATGAGACAACAGACAACAATCGGGAAGCTGTTCAAAAAGACAAAGATAAAGAAGACAACAATAGAACATTGGTTCAGGAGAGACAAGGCGGGGTTCAGTCACCCAAGCATCGAGGATTGGGAAAAGATAAAACCTCACTTGAAAGAAATAAAATACGATCAGGAGATGACAACAATTCATTCGATAGAGTGGAAAAAAGAAACAACGAAAATGTGGCCCACACCGAAAGCAACGGATTACTTCCCGGGAATGGGGGATTATGTGGAGGAGAACCAGTCGGGTTACACGGTGACGAGGAAAGGAACGGGAACGAAGTTCGGAGCGAAACTATCGGATGCGGTGGACTTCAAGGAGAAACAAGAGAAGCAGATGATGTGGCCCACGCCAACAGCGACACCGAGAGGCGCACACACGGGAAAGATGTCGGGATCGGTGAGCGAGGACGGGAAGACATCAATTCGGGGAAACGGAACGAAGTTCGGAGCGACACTTCAGACAGCAGTTGCGATGGCAGAGAAAAAGAAAAGGGAGATGTACCCTACACCAACGGCTCGGGATTACAAGGACTCGGGGGAGAACCTGGATCTATATCGGAGCAAGAGGCAAGACACTCAATTGGGGGTAATAGTCAAGAGGATGAGCGAGATAGACGACTCGAAATCGGAGAAGGACCAATCTGGTGGAAGCCTGAACCCCGAGTGGGTCGAGTGGCTCATGGGGTATCCAATCGGACACACCGAATAAAATCCTTGGGGAATAGTATTGTTCCCCAAGTGGCTGCAAGATTATTTTGGGCAATAAAGGAGGCAGAAAAATGAGCGAACAAAGTAGAAGAAGAACATGGGTTGCAGCGGCGCAGCCTATACCAAAGACGAACATTTGTTCGGTTTGTGGAAAACCAGGCGCTTCGTATTCAATCAATAACGGCTGGTCTTGGTTTTGTTGGCCCTGCAAACCCGATAATGCAAAATGGAATGTTCGCTATGACTAGTAGTGATAATTACAACGCTTTGAGAAAAGTTTGTAAAGAAGCTATGAATATGAAGACAGAACCCGACCCAAGCGAACAATTATTTGAAGACGATCCAAGAGCTGCTAAAGAACTTGAGTACGGCAAGATTCAAAAAAAATATACCCATATAGAAACAAAAAGTATTTTAGATGAATTTTAATGCTTGACACTAGGCTATGAATACCTATATAACTATCTTGTTCTAGCAAAAAAGGAGATGGACATATGCCTAAACTTTTAAAAGCACCTGATGGTGCAAAGTCAACTACAGATAATCGTTCTGAATGGGAAATAGAGAGAGATAAAGCAGACGCTATAAGAGAAGCTGCTATGAAATCTCTAACTGTGGATCAAATGGAAGCCATTAAAGAAACTCATAAAACTTTAGGAGATGCTTTAAATATGCTTTCAGAAATTAATGATCTTTATCTTTCAGACATTAGAAAATTAGATGATGTTTTTTGGAAGATTAAAAACGAATTCAATTTGGGGGATAGATAATGAATAAAACTAATATGACATTCATTAAAGGTAATCAATCGCTACCTACTGATGAATTATTCCAAAGCGATAATATGATTAAAGTAAGATTTCCAGTTAATGCCCAGTCGAAAGCAAGGGGTATTGGTAGCGAAAGAATGTGGGTAGAAGTTATTAGTGGCAATGCTAAAGATGGTGTTGGCGAGATTAATAACGTACCTGCATTTTCTGATTTCAATCTTGGAGACCTTATCTCTTACGAACTTAACGAAGAAGATGGGGTTTATTATTTTGGTAAGATAATCAAAAGCAATGATAATTTTAAAGTTGGCGATAAAGTAAAAGTAAAAAAAGGAATGTTAAAAAAGTTATATGGAGATAGAGACCCAAAAGCAGATGATAGAGTGGGTACTATTGTAAAAGATTTCAAAGATGGAGATTTCAAAGTTAATCTTGGTCCTAATAATACATATAACATTGCTATTGATGGTAAATTATTACAAAAAGAATTAAAAGTAACAGACTTTACAACAGATTGGGAGAAGATGAGAGATTTTCATAAATTGACAAAAGAAGAATTTCTTAAATCTTATTCTTATTTGACAGAATCTGAATATGATGCAACCGCTAAAATAGTCAAAAGGGGGTAGTGCTGATGTCAGGTAATAAAGGTTTTGACGACCATTATAAGCAGCTTGAGGGCTTTAAAATCAAGCAATATGTAGGCATGGTTGATGACGATGACTACAATGGTTTCCCAAAGTTTGTGCTAACGAAAAAAGGTTATAAAGATATAGCCATTGAGGTTAGTTGCGATCCCGAGGGCAATGGAGGTGGTTTTTTATTTATAGGAGATGCCGATGCTTAATCCTTTAGAGAAAAAAAGAGCAACCTATCTTTCATTTTTTAAAGATGGTGTTGCTGATGGTTTATTATCAGGCATTATTGATGATAGTAAAAGGTCTTCTGCTTATTATAAGCAAGGTTATGATTTTGGATTAGTTATGTATGCACAATCAAGATTAGATATGTCTGCTGAAATGGAGAATGGACATGCACTATCCAAAGTTAAAAAATAGAGATGACATGATGCCTAATTGGGCTGAAGCTATGCTTGAAGTCGAGGGATTAGTTAATGAGGAAGTTAGTAAGCTAACTAAAAAAGGCGATGTAGAAATAGCTAAAATCCTTATGAACTCTTTAAAGGTAATTAAAAGGGGATATTAATATGAATAAGTTTATTGTGTTGCATATCTTACAGACCACTCCTAAAAAAAGGAGTGGTTTTGTATATAAAATTAAAGAAATATATAGAAAGTTTTTTAAAACAAAGGAAAGAATATGGTAAAAAAATCCAGGTCTTTTCCTATAATAAATAGAGATAATGGTGATCTTGATAAATGTATAGAATGTGGCGATCAATTAAAGAACGTAAGGCATATAAGAACTAAACGTAAGTTGTGTCCTATGTGTCGTGGAGACAGAACATCTGAAAATACTAAAGTGAGAGAGATATTTAAAGAGATGCAATCTAATCCAACCGAACCATCTGAAGATGAAATGTGGTTTGAAGATGATCCAAGAGCATGTAAAGAACAAGACCATCAAAGGTATTTTTCAAAGGTACAAGATGTGTCTTTTGGTGGTTCAGTTTTATCTGATATTATGTCTGTATCTGATACAAATAAATATAGAAATAAAAAAGAGCAAAATCAATGAAAGATGAAAGACATGTGTATGAATGCACAGACTGTAATGAAATGTTCTATGCCGATGAACCATGTGAAGATAGAGATATTTGCGATAGATGTAGAGAGGAATATAAATGTCAGAGTTAATATGTAATCTTCCAGCACAACAAGTTTGGGTTCGTAAAGAGTATCTCCGTGATCTGAAAGATGGTCATGGAGAATTTGTTAAAGGTGTGTGGGTTACTGCAAAGTCTATGGCTGGTCGAGCCTTTTACTTTGAAACTTACCTACCTGAATATGGTGCTTTGTTCGATAAGCTACCTATCAGCGCCTTTGTATCAGAGCCTAAAAAACCTAAGTTGGATATGGATTTGCCCAACCTACAGTTTTGGAATTGCATGGATTATAATGTTACTGCTATCCATAAACAATTTATAGGCAGCATGGATTTTGAAATACTAACCAGGGATTTTGGTATCGTTAAAGGTGTGTATATATGCACATTAGATAACTATCATAATCAACCTGATGTTATTGATTATAGCACTAGCGAAGTGCCTTCCGAACATAAGTCTTTTAATCTGCTTGAATTGGATAATGGTCAGTATTGTCTGTATCCGAACAATAGAATGAAAGTTTATGACAATAGCCTTACACCACAAGAGCCTTTGAAGCCTGATTTCTTGGTTAGTACAATCGAGTATCAAGTCGAAAACGGCAATAACACTAGGCTTGGCGATACCGATGAATACTTTTGGAAGACGAAAAAGGAGAAGTGAATACCATTTTAATCTTAACCATTAGAATGGTCAGAGATGGGCTATCGGTTTTAATCCTTTCTAGGGTAGCCCATCTCGCTAATTATGGAGGAATATATGGTTAAAATGTTTGTGTTAATATGTGTCGTTTGGGTTGAGGGTAGCCGTTATGACGGTGGCGAACAAAAGTGTATCATGCACGAAAGCCAAGTTAAGTATATGACGTTGGATCAATGCCGCAGCGATATACCTAAAAGCGAACAATTAATAGAAGGTGCTATATTTGATAACTTTGGCGAAGAGCCAATCGGTTATACAATTAGTCCTGGTTGTTTTGGAGGAGCATAATGAGAAAACTACCTAAAGAAAAGTTTGTTATCCATTGTAAGGAAACAAAGTGGTATATGGTAGAGATCGAAGCCGATAACTACGAACAAGCCGTGAAACAATGGGAAAACATAGCTAAAAGGCGTGATTACACCACGCTTCATAGAGATATGGAAACTCAAAGCATAAGTCAGGAGGTATAAATGCCTAAGAAAAAACAAACAAAGTGTGCAGAGTGCCAAGAAAAAATTGTACCCGGTATGGAACTGGTGATGAATAACCGAACAATTTGCCTCGGGTGTGCCACCGAAAAAGGTATCGCTCAACAGTTGAATTCCTCCGTGCTGCACCACATGAATTGTTCGTATGATGTAAATTCATGTCCTGAATGTTATCGAAATTATGCCGAAATGATGGAGCATTTAGGGTACATTTGTACCCTCCAAGGTACGTTCTATAAACGTACCGATGATCCTAAAATTGTGGTGCTTTATGAGTGATTTACTTACCACTTACCAACTTACCACGGGAAGTAGATTGGTCGGTAAGTTGGCAAACCCTTGTGTAGCCTCGGTTTGCGTATATCTACTTACCGAGGTTACTTCTTACTATGGTAAGTTAGTTTTAGTTTGTAAGTCATTGATTTTGTTCCTACTTTTTTACTTACCGAACTTCCCCCCTAAAGGGGGTATAGGTGGGTGGTAAGTAAACCACCCCACCTTACCCTATAGAACCTATTTAAATGGAGATAAAATAAGATGCCAAAGGTAGCACAAGATTTAACGAAAGAACAACGATTAGCAGGTTGGAAACGATTGACCGATAAGCAACAAGATTTTTTGAATAACTTCATGCACAAGGACATGACGCAGACTTCATCGGCTCGTGCAGCAGGATATGCAAATCCAGGAGTCGATGCCGTTAGGTTGCTTCGCAACCCAGTTGTTCAAGAGCGTTATCAGGAAATGCGTGACGAAGCACAAACAAGGTTCGGGGTCACTATCGATAAGTCGGTGCGTGACTTACTTAAAATCCGTAACGAAGCATGGGAGTCAGGTAAATTCGGTGAAGCTATCAGGGCAGAAGAATTACGCCTAAAGGCTACG